CCAACGGTAATAGCGCTTGGGATACGGCCTTTCGCTCGCATCTTGGCTTCTGCGGCTATCTGGTTGGCCGCTTGCCGCAGACCTGAGCGGATAGCTCCCTTCTGAATATCCTTTGGAAAAGCCGACAAATAGGCGTCCAGTTCCTTGAGGCCGCTGACAGGAAACGATTTGCTCATGGCTCTTGCCCCTCGGAGGATAGTTCTTCGGCCATAATCTCCAGTGCCTCGCGCCGCCCAAGTTCGGCGGGGCCGGAGACGATCCGAAGCGTGCGGTCGCCAAACTTGATCCGCATGTCGCTGGTGATCCCCTCGCGGTAGCGGATGCGGATGCGCGCCGGGCGGCGGGCAATGCTTACGCTGTCGTCAAGGCTTTCCGCGCGCGACGGCAGCACATCCCGAACTTGCGCCCAGACTTCGGCATAGGTCGCCCAGCCGTAGACCGGCGTTCCATAGTTCGGATCGGTGCCCGTTACCGTCCGCGCCTCAATGGTGATGCGGCGGTCGAGCGTTCCAGCGTCCAGCGTCATCAGCGATAGATCCGATAGGGCGCGAGCAACGCCTCAACTGTTGTCGACATGGGAATGGCCGTGGGCGTGATGTTCATGTCCGAGGCCGTGGAGCGGAAACGATGCAGGTCGCCCACCATCAGCAGGATCGCCGCCTTGATCGGCGCGGGCGCTTCCTCGTAACCGACGCGATACTGGATGCGGACGGTCTCAGCTTGTCCACGATAAGCACCCGGCGTCGGCCAGGATTTCCCCCATGCCGTCCCCAGGTCCGAACCGAACAACTCATAGGTGGAGGCGTCGACCAGAACGGGCGTTCCCGTTCCATCGAGATAATGGACCGACACGACGTTGAGTATCGGTTCAAAGGGCAGACGGATGGGGCCGACGCCAAAGCCTGACATGCGGGCCTCAAGCGCCTGCACCCCTACCGAGCGCCCCAGCCAGCCATCGGGGCCGTCTATGTGGCCCGTCGCGGCAGCGATCAGGCTTTCGACAAATGTCTTCTCGTCGTCGCCATCAAGGCGGAGATGCGCCTGCGCTTCTTCCCATGTCACCACGGGAGCGGGCGGCGTGACGACGACGACGCGCATTACTGAGCCTTCGCGCCCTTGTTCTGCGGAGCGGCGGTCTCAGCCTTGTTGCGCGGGGACGCGCCTTCAGCCTTGTTCTTCGGCGGTTGTTCAGCCTTTCCGGAGGCGGCGGAAGCCAGCCCACGGTCGATCAGCATCTTCGCGTCTCCATCGTTCAGTTCGAAGCGCTGACCGGGGCGGATCGTGTCCGGCCCAACCGATGAAATGTGCAGGGTGTCTTTGGCGATAATTTCCATGGATCGTCTCCTTGCAGGACGCGCGCCGCAGCGCGGGTCGTAAAAAGAGGCCCGGCCGGAACCGGGCGCTCGATTTTAGCCGGCGCTTTCGGTGGCGGCGGTGATGCTGTCGGAGAAGTCGCCCTTGATGAACGCTTCGGGGCGATAGACCGCCAGCGCCAGACGCTCTTCCGCGCGGATCGTCACGAGGTTCTTGCGAAAGTTATCGCTGTCCTCCGTCGAGATTTCGACGTTGGCATCTTCCCGGTCAAAGATCTGCGCTCCCAGCTTGAACGCGCCGACCAGATACTTGTCGACGGTCATCGCCGGGGTTTCCACGACCGGCAGGCGCCACAGCGACGAACCCACCTGACCGCCGCCGGGATTGCCGATGATGTGGCGGCCCGTGGTGTCCTTCACCAGTTCGATGGTCGCCCAATCGGTCGGGTGCATCACAACGCCGGTTGCAGGCAGTTCGGCAAGCACCGCCTGGAGCATCGCCAGACGGATGATGTCGATCTTCGTGACCGGCGTCGGCAGCGTGATCGGCGCGCTGAACGCAGTGGCCTGCGTATAGATGCCGTTTAGATCAGTGCCGGTGCCGCCGCCGTTGAGCAACTGCCCTTCCTCGACATATTGCAGGCCGTAGCGCAGGCGACCGTCGATATAGGACTGAAGCTGCGGCACATCGTCAAGTATCTGCTTCGTCGCCAGAACCCAATGCGCGATGGTGGTGACCGCCGTGGTCATGATGTCGAACTTGATTTCCGACTGCGGCTTGGCTGCGCCGGAGGTTTCCGACACGGTCGCCGCATTGTTGGTGAAGCCGGTCTCCTTCACATACTGGATCGCGTTCGACGTGGTGCGGCCGGGGGTCAGCAGATCGCGGATCGTCATGCGGCGCTGGGCGGGCGTGATGATGCCGTCCTGCCGCTGTGGGACGATCAGGTCGCCAGCCGAGCCGTTGGCATCAGTGGTCAGTGCGGAGATGATAGCCTTGACGCCGATGTTCACGCGGCCCTTGCCACCGTTCGCGATGAAACTCTTGAGTTCCTCGCTTTCGGCAACCTGTTCACCGAACGACTTCTGGCGTTCAGGCCGATCATCGCCCTTGCGGGCCATCTTCTGCTCCATATCGGTGAAGCGTGCCGACAGTTCATTGTGCTTGATAAGCGCTTCGTCAGCGACCTTCTTCGTCTCCTCCGTCACCTGGCCAAGGTTCTTCAGTTCGGTCGTGGTGGTTTCGGCGCTCTTCTTCACCTCATCGGCGGCCGACTTCAGATCGGCGGCGAGCTTGATCAGATCATTTTCATTGGGGTCTGCCATGGGGAATCTCCTTATTCGGCAGTTGTCAGGAAGCCGTCGACAGCGGCGCGGAGCGCCTTGACGGCATCGGGGTCACTGCCGGACTCACTCCGGAGCAGCGGGGCCAGACCTTTCGACGCAATCGCCGTGGCCTGGGTTTTCGAGAACCCTGCCTCGCGCAGGAAATCCTCAAAGATGGAGAGGGCGGGAAGGCCCCCGGATTGCAAAACGGATTTGACCGCCTCGACGCGGGCGCGCTCATTCGCGGCGAACGTCACGATGGACACCTCGCGCAGCAGCAGCTTTTTCAGGCTAGTGATGCCGGGTTTCGTCGGATGCGGATCGGCGTCCAGCGTGCGATAGCCAATCGAAAGGCCGTCCAGCGCGCCGCCCAGCAGAAGCCCGTGCGCCTCTTTGGCGCGGGGTGACGCATCGACGAGAAGGCGGCCTTGAACGTAAAGGCCCTTGCTGTCCTCCGCAATATCCTCCCAGATGCCGATCGGCTCATCAGGATTGTGCTGCCAGAGCATCTTGATCGACGTGCCCTTGCGCTTTGCGTCGACAAGGGACTGCGTGAAGGCCCCCGGTTCCACGATCTCGCCATAACTGTCCACATTGCCGAAGATCGAACCGTAGCCCTCAATCGTGCCGTTCTCTCCGATGGCTTTCAAATCGAGCGGAACGCCGCTGGTTTTGGTCAAAAGCATGGGATTATTCCTCAATGGGCTCGCCCGGTGCGGGCTGAACCTTGCGCGGCTGAATCTTTCCCAACTGATCGAGCGGGACGAGGTTGGACTGCACTGTCAGCACGTCGCCGCCGGGCTGCGACGGCAGGTTTTCCTTCGCCCGCATCTCGTTGCGCGTCATGACGCCGTTCTGGCCCAAGGCCGAATAGAGCGCGGCGCGCGCGGCGCTGTCAGCGGCCAGCAGCCCTTCGCGGTTGAACTCCGGTTTGAAGCGTGACCGTTCCTCCGGCGGAAGGAGCTGCTTGCGGGCGGCCTGTTCGATACTGACGAACAGCGGATTGAGGCCGGTGGTCAGCCAGCCAAGAAAAATCTGCTCGACGCCGCTGCCCCACATGGTTTGCCCCTGCGAGGCGTGACCGATCAGAATGGGCGGCGTGTCGAACCAGCGGCAGATTTCCTCGACGTTCCGGCCGCGCGTTTCGAGCAACTGCGCCTCCGCTGGGTTCATCCGTAGCGGCTGAAATTTGAAGTCCTTCTCCAGCGGCATGATTTTGCCCGCATGGTCCGACCCGGTGAAGGCGTCGAAGATGTCGACCAGATCCTTGCGCTGTTCTGGCAGGAGCTTCGTCTGGCCTGTTTCCATGAAGCCGGAGATTTGCAGCCCGCGACCGACGAGGTTCGCCGCCGTTCGTTCTGCTGAAAGCGCCCCGCTCAGGGACTGGCATCCAGCCGCGACGGCGGATAGTCCGATGTCCCCGCCCAGCGTCAGCCCGCGCAGATGGAAAATCTTGTCTTCCGGCAGTTCCTCGCGCCGTCCGCGATCCGAAAAGCTGTAGATGCGCGCGCCGTCGCTATCGCGCCGAACCCGCATTGCATCCGGGGCGATAGGCGTCAGCGCGGTCGTGCGGCCGAGCGCCCCCAGAGATTTCTCCGCATAGCCATTGCCCCACAGATCAAGGCAACCAACCATCCCCGCCCAAAATTCATATGGCGTCTGCTCAGCGTTCGGGCTGTCGTGCAACAGCCCATAGAGCCAGTGATCCGATTCCTCCTGCCGCCCATTGCCCTCCTGCTTGCTATAGACTGTCATAGGCAGCGAGCCGACGACGCGCGATTTCAGGCGGACACAGGCCCACGCCGCAGCAAGGGCCAGAACGCCGCCCTGATTGATGCGCGGCAGGGGCGCATCGGCATTCAACCAATAGGCCGCACCGTTCTTTTCGTCTCGGCCCGAAATCTTTGCCCGATAGCCGGTGAGCAGATCGAAGGGCCACATCAGGCGGCGGCCTTCATGGCGGCAATGAAGTCGTCCACCGAGTTATCCGCCTCTTCCGGCAGCATCATCGGAGCGGTCGCGTTGATCATGGCGTCTACCCCGTCGATCTTGTTCGCGCTGTTGGGCGTTTCCTTCTTGGGAAGGATCGAGCCATCCACGCGGCGGTCCACGACCGCATTGCCTATCATCCACGTCATGACGGGATTGCCGTCATGCCTCAGTCTCGTTGGTCCGGCCTTCACGCGGGCTTCTATCGCCCTTGCCGGATCGGTCGCGTTGCGGGCGTTCTTCGCCATCTGGACCGCGAACGCCTGTTCGCCGTCGCTGAAATCCTCATTGAGCCGCGAAGCCATGGCGAGGCCGCTATTCCACTGGTCGAACGTCACCTTGCGCGCCGCCAGCCGCTCTTTCAGGTTGCGGATGCGCTCCTCAATGACGCGGTGGTCGATGAAGTCGCCCGCCGTGGGCGTCAGATGACCGTCAGCCACCCAGCGCCCGTATAGCTCCGTCACCTGCTTGACCGACGTGTCCTTGCTCTTGAGGCGGGCTTCTGGCACGTAGAACCAGGGTTTCACCAGTAGCCTGCCGTCGCGGTCGATTGCCGCCAGCACCACGGCGGAAAGGTCATCGACGTTGGAAAGGTCCGCGCCGATCCAGCAATCCAGCCCCTCGAAATCCTCCAGCGTCAGGCCCGTATCGGCACAGGCTTGCCATTGCGTGACGTTCAGCCAGGCCGAAAGCGCACCGACCCAGATATTGAGCCGCTTCGTCTTGAACTCGCCTTCTGCGGCAGGGTTTTCCTTGGCCTCAATCGCATAGGCGCGAAGCTCGTCCATCTGGACGGCAGCGCCAAGCAACGGATTTGCCTTGCACCAGAACCGTTCATCGAACGGATCATCGCCTTCCTTGCGCCCGTCGCCATACATTTCAGCGGTATCGAGCGTGAATATGATCGCGAAATAGTGTTCTGCCTCGACTGTGCCCGCCAGCACCTTCGCGGCGAAGGATCGTTCCTCGTAGCACGGGCCGTTGATGTCGGACCCTGCCGTCGTGATCGCCCACATGAGCGGCTGCTTGCGCGCGCCGAAAGCGGAGCGCATGACGTTGAACAGCCCCCGGTCCTTATGGGCGTGGAACTCGTCCAGCGTCACCAGATGCGGGTTGTGACCGTCCTGCGATTTCGACTTTGCGTGCAGCGGCTGCATATAACCGCCGTTGTCATCGCAGGTGATCGACTTCGCCCATGGCGTGATCCCGAACGCCTCCTGCAATTCGGGCAGCTTCTCGACCATCCGCTTAGCCGGATGGAATACCTTCTTCGCCTGATCGAAGGTCGTTGCAACCGTCAGAACCTGCGGGCCGACTTCATTCTCGCAGCACAGGCAGTAGAGCGAGATCGCCGCCGTCTTGGTCGACTTGGCGTTTTTGCGCGCCACCTCCTCATAAACCATTGTGAACCGGCGCAGGCCCGTCTTCTTCACGCGCCAGCCGAACACCACAGCGATGATGAACACCTGCGCCGGCTCCAGCGTGATCGTCGGCGTTTCCCAGCTACCTTCGATATGCGGCATCTTCTCAGCGAAATCGCAGGCGTCGTTCGCGTGCCAGTCTGAGAAGGTGTAACCGAAGGCGGCAGTTTTGCTCCGTTTCAGATCGTTCAGATGGCGTTGCGCTGCCTGCCGGACGAACATGCAATGCTTGCGCTGCTTCTTGTCGGCAACCGCCGCCTTGGCATAGGCGAGGGCAATAGCCGCGTAATCCTTAGCGTGCCCCGTTCCGTGCGAACGGGTTGCGGTTTTTCGTCGGGTCATCAGTCACCTTGCCGACCCGGCTTTTGCGGCCCGCGATACCCAGCAGTTCGGCATATTGCCGCAGCAGCGTGAGGTAAGCCGCGCTGGGCGGCTCGCCCCCGGCCTTGAACGCCATGCGGACCAGTGCTTCAGCCGAGCAGTATCGCGCGAACAGGTCGCTATCGAGTTCAGACGTGCCGGCCGCCATCACGCGACCGATATTCTCCTGCCACACGTCGATCGCTTCCGGCGTCAGATAATCCGGCATCGC